CTGTTTTTTCTCTCTCCCCGAGCCCAGGAGGATCGGATGGCAGTCCGCTCACCCCGGATCGACCTCGCCCTGACAAGATCCCTCCGGGACAACCAGTTTCTGACCCGCGATCTCGGGGCTGTCGCGCTGGCCCGGCGCTACGCCGCGCTGATCGAGGATGCCGAGAGGATCGCCCTGGAGCTGGCCGCGATCCGACCCGAGGACGAGTCCCAGGCCGACCAGCTGGCCAGGCTGACGGCGCGGGTCGATGCCCAGACGGTGGCATCTGACCTCGGGCCGAAGCTCCTCGCCGCGCTCGCCGCGCTCGGCATGACTCCAGCGGCTCGCGCGTCCACGAAGGGAGGCCCTGGTGTCGGAACTCCCGGCGCAGACGCCCTCGCCCGCCTCCGAGCCGAGCGAGACCGCGCTACCTCTCGGTAGTGTCCTACCCCGCCTCTATACTCCGCCCCTCATCACCGGGCCACCGGGACCGTGCGGGTGCGGATGCGCGCTCACCAAGGAGACCTCCTACGGGTTCGCGGCCGCGGAGTTCGCCGAGCAGGTCCTGGGTGAGCCGCTCGATCCGTGGCAGCGGTGGGCAGCGATCCACCTCGGCGAGCTGCTGCCCGACGGCCGTCCGCGGTTCAGGCGGATGATGATCCTCGTCGCACGCCAGAATGGAAAAACGCACCTTCTGAAGGTGCTTGCCCTGTACTGGCTGTTTGTCGAGAGTGTCCGCCTTGTCGTCGGTATGTCGACGAACCTCGACTATGCCCGGGAGGCGTGGGAACAGGCTGTCGAGACGGCAGAGACCGTCGAGGCGCTGTCGGTGATGCTGCCGAGCAACGGGATCCGGCGGACGAACGGCGAGCAACAGATCACGACGTCCGAGCGCTGCCGCTACAAGATCGCCGCGTCCAACCGGCGGGGCGGCCGGTCCCTGTCCATCGACCGACTGATCTCGGACGAGCTACGCGAGCAGCAGACCTGGGACGCCTACAACGCGGCCTACCCAGCGATGAACGCCCGCCCTCACGGGCAGGCGATCTTCATCAGCAACCAGGGCGACGACAACTCCCTGGTCCTGAACTCCCTGCGGGAGAACGCCCTGACCTGGATCGATCATGGTGAGGGCGACCACAGGCTGGGGCTGATGGAGTGGTCAGGGCAGGAGGACTGCGAGCTGGACGACCCGGCCGCGCTCGCGGCCGCGAATCCGAACGTCGGCCGGCGGATGGACTGGGACACCCTGCTCGGCCCCGCCCGACAGGCCAAGCTCCGGGGGGGGGACGAGGAGGCCGGCTACCGGACCGAGGTGCTGTGTCAGCGGGTCCGGCGCATGAACCCCGCGCTCGACGCGACGCGGTGGGCGGCGCTCGGCCCGACAGCGGACCGGCCAGCTGTCCCGCTCGACGGCCCGCTCCGGGACCGTCTCGCGCTGGCGTGGGACATCGCACCCGACGGGCTGCACGCGACGCTGTACGGGGCAGCAGTGGACGACCAGGGCATGGTCCACATCGATCCCGTCCGGGCGTGGACCGGGCCGAAAGCATCGGCCGAGCTCCGGGCGCAGCTCCCGCGGCTCGTGGCGTCCATCCGCCCACGGGTCGTGGGCTGGCTCCCGACCGGTCCCGGAGCATCGCTCGCCGCTGATCTCGCCGAGCGGAAGGGCCTGCGGTCCTGGCCTCCCTACGGCGTGAAGATCGAGGCGGTCAGGGCCGAGGTGCCGGCGGTGTGCATGGGGTTCGCCGAGCTGGTGCGTACCGGCGGTCTCCGGCACTCCGGGGACCCGCTGCTGACCGCTCAGATCGGCTCGGCCGAGCGGGGCAAGCGCGGTGACGGGTGGGTCTTCGTCCGGCCCGCGATCGGGTGGGTCGACGCGCTGTATGCCGCGAGCGCCGCGGTGCACCTGGCCCGCACGCTCCCCAAGAGGCGGCAGGTCACCGAGGTCCTGACTGTGCCGCGGCCCTGATCGGCCGTAGAATCCGTGGTCATGGGCATCCTGCGGTTCAGAAAGCGTCGTAGGAAGCCTCCTGTACGACCGTCGTCGACTGAGACGTTCTCCTGGGCGCCGGGCCGGCAGCCCTGGCTACCCGGCGGGACCTATGTCGGCACCTCGGGATGGACCAGTCGCGTGACCCGCGATGAGGCGGTCTCGGTGCCCGCGGTCAAGCGGGGCCGGGACCTCATCTGCTCGATCGGCGCGCTCCCGCTGCACCTGCTCGGCCCTGACCGCGCTGTCGCGCGCAGCCCGTTCCTGGAGCAGCTGGACGTCCACGCGGCGAACGTGGTGACCATCTCGCAGACGTTGGACGATCTGGTGTTCGAGGCCGTGTCCTGGTGGGAGGTCACGCACCGCGACTGGGCGGGGTTTCCCCGGCACGTCCGGCACCTGGACGTCGAGACCGTGTCGCTGCACCCGCCGGCGGGGACCATCGTGCAGACCCTGCCGTCCGGCCTGTACCCGGACGGCGCGATCTGGGTCATGGGCCGGCAGGTCAACCCTGGCGATGTGATCCGGTTCGACTCCCCGAGCGATCCGTTGCTCGCTGCCGGCGCCAGGGCGATCCGCCGGGCTATCAAGCTGGCGCAGACCAGCGAGATGTACGCCGATGATCCCGAGGCCCGCGCCTACTGGGCACCGAAGGGCGACGTCGATCCGGGGACGGCCGAGGAGATCACCGGCTACCTCAGGGCCTTTCAGGCTGCCCGCCGGGCCGGCGTCGAGGCGTACATCCCGGCTCCCCTGGACCGGCAGCTACCGGTCGGGCCCTCGGCGGTCGACATCCAGCTGGCGCAGCTCCAGCAACGGTCCGACCTGGAGATCGCCAATCTTCTCGGGATCGACCCCGAGGACATCGGCGTGAACACCACGTCCCGGACCTACAACAACGCCACGGACCGGCGCGTGGACCGGCTGAACATGGTGCTGTCGCCGTACATGCGGGCAGTCGTCGACCGGCTGTCCCTGGACGATGTCACCCGGCGGGGGTACCGGATCGAGTTCGATCTGGACGACTACCTGAAGGCCGACCCGGCGACCCGGTGGCAGACCTACGCAACCGCCCTCGACAAGGGCGTCATGTCTGTAGGCGAGGTCCGGGCGAAGGAGGACCTGCCCGATGTCCCCGTCGAACCTGCTCTTCCGGACACCTCTGGAGTTCCCATGCAGACCACCAGCGAGCAGGATCCGCAGCTCGTGCAGCTGGACGCCGTCCGCGAGATGGTCACCGTGCAGCTCTCCACCGCTACCGCTGACTTCGCGGCCAGCAAGGACAAGCGCACCGTCAGCGGGACGATCTTGCCGTTCAATGTCCGGACATCCGACGCCAGGGCGCTGACATTTTCCGCGGGCTCTGTGACGTGGGCGTCGACGGTGTCGCAGGTGAAGCTGGACCGGGAGCACGACCGTCGCCAGCTCCTCGGATCGGCAACGAAACTGGCCTCCTCGGACACCGCGGTCACCGGGACATTCCGGATCGCGAGGACGGACGCCGGTGACGAGGCCCTCACGCTGGCCGAGGATGGCGCGCTGGACGGGCTCTCGGCCGTGGTCGAGATCATCGAGGCCCAGGCCGATCCGAGTGACGACGGCGGCCTGATCGTCACACAGGCTCACCTACGCCGGGTCACCCTCACCAGCGACCCCGCGTTCTCCGACGCCAGGATCACCACTGTGGCCGCGGCAGCGGTCCGAGAACCCGGAAGGACCGCCATGCCGCAGGAACAGCAGGAACAGATGGAGCAGTTCACCGCTGCCGTCACCGCCTTCACGGACGCCGTGAAGGCCCTCACCGACGCCAAGATCCCGGTCGAGCAGCAGAAGGGCCTCGGCCCGCGAGCGCAGGTCCGCGAGCCGCTGGTCTACTCCCTGACCGGCCTGGGACCTTCCTTCGTGCGCGACGCCTGGGACTCCCGGCACGCCGGGTACGGCTCCCAGCAGTCGGTCGAGGCCCTGGCCCGTCTCCGGAAGTACTCCGAACAGACCCAGGACCTGTCGTCCTCGGCCGCGGCACGGATCGTGAACCTGTCGGACGAGGGCAACACCACCGACCAGGCGGACATCATCCCGCCCGGGTACCGGCCCGACCTGTACGTCGGCCAGATCCCCCAGGGCCGGCCCCTGTTCAACGCCATCGGAACCCGGGTCGCGCTCGCGAACGCGACCAGCTTCAAGGTTCCCTACTTCGTCGGGTCGGCCGGTCTGTCCGGGACCAACAGTGAGGGGACCGGGCCCTCGGGCGGGACGATCACGGACCACGACTACCGCACCGTCGAGCCGACGGCGCAGTCCGGTGAGTTCGTGGTGACCCGGGAGCTCATGGACAGCAGCAATCCCGCGATCGACGTCATCGCGCTGAATGCGATGCGCGAGGAGTACTCCCAGGACACCGAGGCGCTGATCGCGGCGCACATCGCGGCCTACACCGACGACGGCTCGCCGGCTCATCTGACGTCGGCGACCTCGGGCGAGGGCTGCTACGTCTACACCGTGACCGGCACCGGGAACGACCTGTACGTCGACGGGATCCGGTTTTTGGAGGGGGAGTTTCCCTCGCACCGGTTCATGGTCCCGGACCGGATGCTCGCCAGCCCCACCGGGTACAGCGCGCTCCTGCGCGCCATCGACGACGTGGGCCGGCCCATGTTCCCGTTCACGAGCCCGAGCAACGCCGGCGGGACCGTCGGCCGAGCAGCGGGCAGCCTGCTCGTCGACGGGATGCTCGTTCCGCAGGCGTGGTCGATGACCTCGACCTATGACGACGTCCTGGTGTTCTCCTCGCCCGACATCCTCGTCGGGGAGTCCCCGATGCTCACGTTCCGGTTCGAGGAGAAGGGGGGCCCGGAGAACATCTTCCTGAACATCTGGGCATATTTCTGCGTGCAGATCTTGAGACCGGCCGGCATCCACGCCATCAACTACACGGCTACCCCCTGACCTGAGAGGAACTGGGCAATGTCCTACGCAACCCGTGCCCGCACCGACGTCATCGGCGTCTTCGTCCCCCGCACCGCCGCGCTCCCCCCCGCCGGCGGCCTCACCGACGACCTATTCAGCGTCACTGGAGAGGTCCTCGTCACGTCGTTCTTCGGCCGGTGTACGGCGGCCATGCCTGCCGAGTCCCTCGACTACCAGCTGGATTTCGACCCGGACGACGGCGGCAGCGACGTGGCGATGGGGACGGCGCTCGCCTTCGACTCCATGGCGGTCGGAACGTGGGTGGTCCTGAACGCCACGACCGGCGGGGTCCTCGTCGCGGACGTCGACATGTCCGACGGTGTCCTCCTGGCTGCCCCTCTCGCCCTGACCGACGGCGACATCAAGATCACCGAAGCGGCGGGGGGTGGGGCCCTCGGCACCACTGCTCGCCTGGAGTGGGGGCTGACCTACGTGCCGCTGTCCGCCGACGGCGCGGTCGTTGCCGTCTGACGAGCCCCGGCTCCCCCTGGTTGGCTGATGACGCCAGGGGGAGCCGGCACCACCACG